CCAAATCAAAGAAGTTGAAAAAGCAATCAGCGTCATGTCAAAGCAAGGTGCAGTCGCCGATGACGTATTGCGCCCAGCGTTCGCTGCGCTAGTTCGAGGCACAAAAGACATCAGCGAAGCACAAAAACAAATGTCGCTGGTGCTCGATATCAGCCGCGCAACATCCATTGACGCAACCACCGTCGCTGACGCGCTTGCCAAAGCCTACGAAGGCAACTACAAGGCGCTGCGATCCCTTACACCCGAAATGGCAAACCTCATCAAAGAGGGTGCCGACCTTGACACAATCATCAACGTGCTTGGCGGCACATTTGGCGGGGCTAACCAGGCGTTTACCGAAACTGCTGAAGGCGGCATGGCCAAACTCAACATTGCCTGGTCGGAAGCCACCGAAGCAATCGGCAGCGCTCTGCTTCCGGTGCTTGAAGAACTGATCCCAATCATTACCAAAATGGCGTCATGGGTTGAGGAAAACAGCGGGCTGATCGTCAAACTAGCGTTGGCTGTCGGTGCTTTCTCCGCAGCCATAATCGTCGCCAATGGTGCAATGACCGCTTACAACGCACTAACCGTTGTCACCAAAGCCGCCAACCTTGCCCTCACAGGATCGTTCTACGCAACCAAAGGCTCAGTCGCCGCACTCAGCGCATCGCTTGCCATCGTCACCGTCACCATTGGGGCGTTGTACGAGCTGTACCGCGAAGGCCCACGAGCAATCGCTGAATTCCTGCAACCGTTCAAACAATTTGGTGCCGCAATAGCCAACGTCGTCATTTTGGTAGCCAACTCGGTCAACTCAATGGTCAACAGCGTCATCCAAGGCATCAACCTGGTCATCAAAGCCATGAACGTCATACCAGGCGTTGACATACCCGAAGTGCCATATTTGCAAAATCTGAACTACATCAAGGTCGCTGAATTGCCCGGCCTTACAAGCGGCACTTCAGGCATAAATATGCGCGAAAAAGAGGGTGGGGTAGTACTTCCGTCATCCGGGGGCGGATCGGTCGTTGTAGCGGCTCCTAGCGTGGCTGGCGGGGGCGGTGGCGGCGGGGGCGCATCCGTCCGACAAATCATGGAAGCCCCAAATATGTTAGGCGCAGGCATCGCCAGCAACCCGTTCACATCAAGCGCCCGCAACGCCATGCTGGAAAACATCACCGTCAACGTCAACGGCGGGTTGGCCACCAGCGCCGAGATCGGGCAAGCCGTAGTTGACTCGATCCGCGCCTACAACCGATCAGCCGGGCCGGCGCGCATTGAGGTCAGCGGGTACGTCTGATGCCCGGCACAGCAATCATCCAATCAGGCAACTACCTGCTCGAAATCGACGCAGGCTTTCAAGTTGACGCTTTTACGCTTGATGACCAATACAAAGGAGTTTTAGACAACACGACCTATGTGCTGGACGGCACCACCCAGTTTGCTGACGTCACCGACGGCACCCTAAACATTGCCGTTCGTCGAGGTCGCAAGGATCAGGGCGACCAGTTCAGCGCAGGCACCATGACGTTCACACTCAATGACACCTTGGCCGACGGCATCTTCAACCCGTTTGACACATCGAGCCCGTACTACGACGCCAACGCCAACGTGCCCGGTTTGGCGCCGATGCGCCGTGTACGCCTCGGCCGCTACAACGCCAGCAACACGCTCGAATACCTGTTCAAGGGCTATGTCGTCAACTACGACTACAACTTTGCGCTGGGCGGGCTGAACACCGTCAGCGTGTATTGCGCCGACGATTTCTACTTGCTGGCACAGACCTACATGGATGCCTACAACGTGTCGACCCAAACCTCAGGCCAGCGCATTGAAAGCGTGTTGAACCTGCCCGAAGTCGATTACCCGACCGGGCCGACCGCCCGCAACATCTCAACAGGCACCGTCAACCTCGGCCACGACACCGCCTACACCGTCCCGGCAGGCACAAACGTGCTGGCCTATCTGAACCAAATCAACGGCACCGCCGAATTCGGGCGCCTGTTCGTGTCGCGTGACGGCGTGCTGACATTCCAAAACCGCATCGGTGCCACGCTCAGCGGATCGGTCGCCGACTTCAAGGACAACGGCACAGGCGTCAAATACGACAACGTGGGCATCACCTTCGAGGCTGACAGCGTCGTCAACCGTGCCTACGTGCAAAACCTGGGCGGGTCTAACGCGACCGCCACCGACACCGCCTCGATCGCCACCTACTTCATTCAGACCGAAAGCATCACCAACAGCCTGTTGGAGACCAGCGAATCACAGCTGTCGGCAGCCGCCACCTACTTGCTCAACGGCGAACCTGAAGCCAGGTACACCGACGTCGCAACCAAATTTGCCATGCTGACCAACGCACAACGCGACACCGTTGCCACGATCGACATTGGCGACACGATCACCATCGAAAAAACATTTCAGACAGCCACAGGCACAACCAGCCTCGGCCAAGAGCTGTCGGTTGAAGGCATCGAGCATCTGATTGACTTCAACACCGGGCATCGCGTCAACCTGTACACGGCCGCCACCACCATCGTCTACCAGCTCATACTTGACGACCCCACCTATGGCGTACTTGACGCCCTCAATGTCTTAGGATAGGAGAACCTATGGCAATCCAAGATTTCACAGCTGGGCAAGTCCTCACCGCCACGCAAATGGACACGCTCCAAGCAAACGATTACAACTGGACGGTCTCAACTAAGACGGCCTCGTACGTTCTTGTCGCTGCCGACAAGGGCACCACGATCGTAATGAACAGCGCATCGGCGACCACCGTCACCGTCAACACGTCGCTGTTTGCGGCTGGTGACACGCTCCGCATCTTCAACATTGGCGCAGGCACCTGCACCGTGACCGCAGGCACCGCCACCGTCACCACATCAGGGTCACTTGCTTTGACGCAATGGGGAGGCGGCACACTTTATTTCACGTCGGCGTCAGCCTCCATATTTTTTCCGTACGGTGGCATAGGTTACGGATCAGCAACAGGCGGCAGCAGTTCTTCAATCACCGTCGGCGGTGTCAGTTACACGCTGCTTAGTTTTACAACTGACGCAACTTTGACTGTCGGAACAACTGGCATTTTTGATGTTCTTTTGTTCGGTGGTGGTGGAGCAGGAAACGCGGGGCAAGGCGGCCAAGCTCGTGGCGGAGGAGGAGGAGGTGGCGGCGGTCGATTGTTGACAACCGTTTATTTGACCGCAGGAACCTACGCAGTAACTATCGGCGCAGGTGGCGCCTCAGCATCAACGGACATCGGGGCTGGATCGTCAATCGGAAGCGTTGTGGCGCTACCTGGCGGAGGTACTGGCGCAGCACCAACAGTCGCAGCACTTCGAGGATCATGCGGAGGTGGCGGAGCATCAACCGCAAATACCACGGGCGCAACATCCATTTTTACCGTCACCAGTTACGGTTTTGGTGGCGGTAACGGTGCTGGTGGTGCCGCAGGTGCAGGCGGTGGCGGAGGCGCAACCGGAGCAGGAGCAACAACCACAACCGCAACTGGCGGGATCGGTGGCGCAGGTCTCGACGTCAGCACATTCATTGGTGGAGCAACCTCAACCAAAGGTGGTGGTGGTGGTGGCGGCGGAACCACAGGCGGAAACGGCACAGACGGTGGCGCGAACGGTGGCAGCGGATCAGGAGTCGCAGGAGGAAACGCGGCCGCCAATAGTGCAGGCGGCGGCGGCGGCGGTGGCACGTTTGCAGGAGCTGGCGGAGCCGGTGGATCAGGCATTGTGTATGTGAGGTTTAGGGTATGAGCGCACAATATTTTGCTGAAATCAACAACAAAAATGTGGTGATTGCTGTGGCTGTTGTAACGACAGAATTCATGACTGAAAACCCCGATCGCTACCCAGGTCGCTGGGTGGAAACATTCTTCGACACGCCAAACAAAACATACGCAGGAATTGGGTACATCTACAATCCCATCACCAACGATTTCACCCCACCGCCCGACCTGATAGAGGGCAAGTGACAAAGTGGCTGTTGAGATTGTGGTGGCTGTGGTCGGTGGCTGTTTCTCTCTACTCGTTGCGCTCATTTATCGGGGCCAAAAAGAAAACCATAAAGATCACGGACGGGTACACGAAGCGTTGGGCC